TTCTTTCGGTGTATTCAATTGCCCTGATCAGTGGTTCGGGGGCCTATACATATCTTTTAAGCAAAGATGTAAATTACATCCGTGAGGTATACCCAAACCCCACTTCCACCGCTACTCCAAAATATTACGCATTGTTTGGTCCAACTGTGGCGGGCAGCACTATCACAAATGAGTTGTCGTTAATTTTGGGCCCTACTCCAAACGCCACGTATTCAACAGAGCTGCATTATTACTATTACCCGGAGTCGATCACCACTGCGGCAACAAGCTGGCTTGGGGACAATTTTGATACGGTGTTGTTGTACGGTTCTTTGGTGGAAGCCTATACGTACATGAAGGGGGAGCAGGACATGATGGTTCTGTATAACCAAAAATACATGGAAGCATTGCAGCTGGCCAAGCGCCTGGGCGATGGCTTAGAGCGCCAAGATGCATACCGGACCGAGCAGGTTCGGGTCCCAGTGACTTAAGTCAGGAGTTCAAATTGATTGTTACCACCACCAAAGGCGACATGGACGATTCTCTGCTTGTTAAGCAAGAGGGTGTCGTAGATAATGACGATGAATACACCACATGGGTAGAGTACTGGCTGGACGGAGAACTTGTCCACCGATCCGCACATGTAACCCTGAAAAAAGCGCCCTCACCTGTTGGCGCTGAAGCTGCTTCTTTTTAAGGAAAAATCATGGCAAACACCCAATCCATGTGTACTTCGTTCTTGGGCGAGTTAATGACTGCCACCCATAACTTTGGCGCATCACCCATCCGTGCGGCAGCTACTGCTGATACGTTCAAAGGCGCTCTGTACTTAGCTTCGGCCACACTGAATGCTTCAACTACTGTTTACTCAGCAACGGGCGAAGTAACGGGCACTGGCTACAGTGCTGGCGGTGTAACGGTGACCAACGCGACCCCGCCAGCTTCAACCAACTCTTCAGCCACCGCGGGCGTTGGCTACTGGACGCCTTCAGCAAGTATTGTCTACACAACCGTCACATTGTCTACTGCGTTTGATACGGTGTTGATTTACAACAGCACCCAGTCCAACAAAGCGGTGTCTGTCCACACGTTTGGTTCACAAACCATTACGGCGGGCACGTTCACACTGACCATGCCAACCAACTCGACATCTGCTGCTTTGCTGCGCCTCGCCACAACTTGACCTAACTTTTAGGTCTGGGGAGGGCCATGTTCGGATTAGCCCCATTTGCAGGTGCTCCGTTTGCTGATCTTGGATCGGTAAGCGTTGTTGTCGCCATTACAGGAGATGCCGCATCTGGAGCGGTGGGGACTCCCTCGCCCGGCATTACAGTTGCCCTTACAGGCGTTTCCGCAGCAGGGTCTCCAGGCACAGCAACACCAGACACTACTGTTGCTCTGACAGGCGTTCAAGCCACAGGCTCCGTTGGTACAGTAGTTCAGAGTAATTCCGTAGCGTTGACGGGCGTGGCTGCTGCTGGCTTGGTAGGCACAGTAACTCCAAGTAGCGCGATAGCAATCACAGGTGTATCTGCTTCTGGCGCAGTTGGCACTGTAGGTTTTGGCAAAGGCTATGCCCTCACAGGCGTTGAAGCCGCAGGTGCAGTTGGCTCCGTTACGCAGAGTAAATCCGTTGCCCTCACAGGAGTGGTTGCAGCAGGCTTGCTGGGTACAGTAGTTGCCACTGAGGATGAAGGCTCAACAGGTGACGTAGCAATTGGCTCCGTTGGAAATGTTGGTATAGCGGTATCGGTTGCATTAACGGGTGTACTGGCTTCTGGCCAAGTCGGAACAGTTTCCCACACCAAAGATGTAGCCATCACAGGCACTACAGCAGCAGGGCTTCTGGGAGCCTTGTCACCTGCCCTTTCTAAGGCGATAATCGGTGCAGAAGCATTGGGTAGCTTGGGCGCATTTGGGGTAGTTTATTGGAGCTTGATTGACAATTCCGAAAATGCCAATTGGCAAGTTATCAACAACCCCGAATCCGCAGGGTGGCAGTTGGTAGACACCGCAGACGAAGCTGGCTGGGTGCTTATTGACTTGCACGACTCATAAAGGACAAACATGGCTTTAGTTTTAGCAGATCGCGCACAACAGACTGGCACGGCCAACACAACGGTCAGCTTTACGCTGTCTGCCACGGTTACGGGTTACCAATCATTTGCTGTAGTGGGGAACGGCAACACAACGTATTACGCCGCTACAGATACTTCAGGCAACTGGGAGGTAGGGATTGGAACGTATGCCACATCCGGCCCAACACTAACCCGCACAACCATTCTGGCGTCCAGCAACTCCGGCAGCGCAGTAACGTTCAGCGGCACGGTAACGGTGTTTATCACCTACCCCAGCGAAAAGTCGGTTAACCAAGACGCAAGCGGTAACGTTACCAATGCAGGAACCATCACGGGGACGGTGGTTGCATCAAGCAACGGGGTGCTGGTCAACGGCACAACAGTATCATCAAGTTATACAATCAATACTGGGACAAACGGCATGGCGGTTGGGCCAATTACTGTTGCATCTGGCGCAACATTGACGGTCGCCTCTGGTCAACGGTATTATGTTATTTAAGGATTAAAAATGGCAATTATCATTGATGGAAGCGTAACCCCTACCGCTGGTGCGGTAGCAATAGGTAACGGCACAACCCTGAACTTCACATCAGCGGGTACTACGGGTCAGCTTCTTGTGTCCAATGGCGCAAGCGCCCCTACCTTTACCTCGACCATTGCAAGCCCAACACTGACGGCTCCTACGATTACCAACTACACCGAGACTTTGTATTCGGTTACTGGCAGTGCAACATTGGCGTTAAACAACGGAACGATTCAAAAGGTAACCACAAGCGGTAGCACAACAATTACTTTACCCGCCAGTGTGTCTGGTAAGAGTTTTACGGTGATTGTAAGTTACGCCGCCGCTGATGCAGTATCTTGGGCGGGTGGCACAACCCTGAAATGGGCAAGTGGAACAACTCCTACTGCAACCAGTGCTACAGGCAAGTTTGACATTTTCAATTTTGTGCAAGATGGCACAAACACCTACGGCAGCGTCTTTGGGCAGAACTACTAATGTTTAGTGCAACCAAATCATCAGGCCCATCAGGTTACAACCTAACCCGTTCATTGCGGTTTCGCTCTAGCGCAACTGCGTATTTGAATCGCACACCCGCCAGTGCTTCAAACCAACAAAAATGGACTTGGAGTGGATGGGTCAAACGAGGTGCATTATCGAGTACAAGACAAGGTATTTTTTCGGTTGGCGGCGCGTCAGGAACAACTTTGTTCCGTTTTGGTTTTGATTCTGGCGAAAACATTTTTATAAATGATACTCAATCATCTGCCACCATATTAAATTTACCAACTACACAAGTATTTCGTGATCCTTCTGCGTGGTATCACATTATTCTTGCAGTTGACACAACCCAAGCAACGGACACAAACAGAGTAAAACTGTATGTAAACGGTGTGCAAGTTACTTCGTTTTCAAGTCCAACATATCCAGCGCAAAACGCAAATACTTATGTAAACAATACGCAGGCGCATGAACTTGGGCGTATGTATAACCCAGGCACATCTGCTTTTGTTTATCTTGACGGCTACCTTACTGAAGTCAACTTCATTGACGGTCAAGCCCTAACCCCATCATCGTTTGGCTCAACCAACAACACCACAGGCGTATGGCAACCCGCTAAATACGGCGGCACATACGGCACAAACGGGTTCTACTTGCCCTTCACAGACAACTCTGCACTGACTACAGCATCCAATGCAGGTTTGGGCAAAGACTTCTCAGGCAATGCTAATTACTGGGTAACCAACAACATTAGCATTACTGCGGGTGCGACATACGACTCAATGACTGATGTGCCGACACTGACCAGTGCGACTGCGGCTAACTATCCAACGCTAAATCCATTAATTCCATCATCGTATCAAACAACAACAAACGGAAATTTAACTTCTAAGTCAAACACTAGCACGGACAATGGTACGGCTTACAGCACCATGTCAACTGGACTTACTGGCAAATGGTATGTTGAGTTTGTTGCTGACACATCTACTGCGGCTGGTTATCCAATTATTGGAACTACATTAGAAACTTTTAACTATACCAACGCTAACGGATCGGCGGGCCTTCCCGGATATAACACTGGTGGTTCTTGCGGATACCGTTCTAACGGACAAAAATTCATTGGGACTACTTCATCTTCATACGGGAATAGTTATGCAACGGGGGACATAGTTGGCGTTGCAGTTGATTGCACCAACGGTGCTGTGTATTTCAGCAAAAACAATGTTTGGCAAAATTCTGGCGACCCTACTAGCGGTGCGACTAAAACGGGTGCGGCAGAAACATGGACTGGTAATTCAGTAGCTTTTCTTATTGGCGTTGCAGGCTATACATCTGGCAATGGCGCAAACGTCAATTTTGGTCAGCAAGGTTTTACCTACACCCCACCAAGCGGTTTTGTTGCGCTGAACACATACAACCTGCCAGCCAGCACAGTGCCAAACGGTGCGGCTTACATGGCGGCTACGACTTATACGGGTACGGGTGCGTCCAACGTCATTACAAACACAGTTGGGTCTGCTTCATTTCAGCCTGCTTTTGTGTGGGGCAAATCTCGCAGTGCGGCTACAAACAACGCTTTGTACGATTCTGTGCGCGGCGCTGGTTTTGTTCTTACCTCAAATAATACAGACGCAGAAACTGCCGTGGGTACTACTGTTGGGTTATCTTCATTTAACTCTAACGGTTTTACTATGGGCACGGGTTCAACGCTGAATGACAGCGGTCAAACCTACGTTGGTTGGCAATGGAAGGGTGGCGGCACTGCTGTATCCAACACCAATGGCTCTATCACATCGTCTGTAAGCGCCAACACGACCAGCGGGTTCAGCGTTGCTACTTACACGGGCAATGGAACTGGTGGAGCTACTATAGGACACGGGTTAGGCGTTGCACCTAGCATGGTGGTTGTCAAACAAAGAACATCTGCAAGTGCGACCTCTTGGTATGTGTATCACGCATCTTTAACTGCCGCCTATGCAATTTATTGGAACTTAACTTTGGGACGAGATGGTACAAGTCTTGTTTTTTGGAACAATGTAGCGCCAACATCATCTGTATTTAGTATTGGTACTTCTGCTGGTGTAAATGCCTCAAGTGGCACTTATGTTGCTTACTGTTTTGCCGCAATCAAAGGCTTTAGCGCATTTGGTAGCTACACGGGTAACGGGTCTGCAGATGGGCCGTTTGTGTACCTTGGGTTCAGGCCAAGATATTTGATGCTCAAGGTTTCTGGAACCGATGGATATGATTGGCTTGTATATGATTCATCAAGAGACCCATACAACGTCACCCAAAACAATTTACGGACAGATACAAATGACGCAGAAAGCGCACAATCAGCAAATTATTTAGATTTTTTATCTAACGGTTTTAAAATTCGTGGAAGTTCTGCGGGTTCAATTAACCCTTCTCAAACCGTAATTTACGCCGCCTTCGCAGAAAACCCATTCCAAAACGCTTTAGCAAGGTAACCCCATGTTCGCAATCGTCCAAAACAACACCATCGTCCAACTTGTACCTGAAGGCACAGCATTTACGCTTGATGAGGTTCAGTACCCCGCTAATTGGTGCAATCTCAGTACCCCTGAAGAAAAGACCGCCATCGGCATGGTCGATGTGATCTACGGTCAAGCCCCATCAGACATTTATTATTGGGTAACGCAGAATGCGCCAGCCTTGGTTGACGGGCAAGTTGTAGTCACTTACACCTCTACGCCAAAAGACTTGGATCAAACCAAGGCCAACTGCAAGTCACAGATTAACGCTACAGCTTACTCAATCCTTTTCCCATCAGATTGGATGGTGGTCAAGGCTACCGAGACAAGCACCCCAATTGATCCAGCTTGGAATACTTGGAGACAATCCATCCGTGTTACAGCGGCTGATTCTGTTACGGCGGTCATGGCGGCGGCTGATATGCCAGCCCTTGAAGCTGTGATGAGCAACGTCACTTGGCCTAATAACCCTGACTACGTTGGAGTTCAATAATGGCAACAATTATTAGTGCAGATAACGGCACGGTCAGTGGAACGGCAGGTCTTAAGTCATCTGCTGACTCTTCGGGTATCTTGGCGCTTCAGACGGGAGCTAATACTACTGCTGTCACCATTGATGCAAGTCAAGTTGTAAGCACAACTAACGGGGTAACCATTCAAGGTCTAACTGTTGGCCGTGGTGCAGGTGCTGGGGCTACCAACACTGCGGTGGGTGCAAGTGCTTTGGCGGCTAATACAAGTGGCGTTGGTAATACAGCACTTGGGGATAATGCGCTTCTTTCAAACACAACCGCTTCATACAATACCGCTTTAGGAAGATATGCGGCTCAACAAAATACCACAGGCACAGGGCTTACCGCTGTAGGACATCAGGCGCTTGCCTCAAACACCACGGGAACTGCCAACATTGCAATGGGTGGGTACGATTCCACTTCAGGAAACTATGCCGCCTTGTATGCCAACACAACAGGCTCTTTCAACGTGGGTATTGGCGTATCTGCATTACGCTTCAACACCACAGCCTCCTATAACACTGCGGTTGGATACACCTCAGGGTATAGCAACACCACAGGGACAGGTAATGTATTTTTAGGTTTTAGAGCAGGATATGCGGCTACTACAGGGGATTACAACACAATACTAGGTCGCTCTGCGGGGTTGGCATTAACAACGGGTTCTGGTAATACATTTGTTGGTGGATATAACGGATCAAATGGTGGTTCTGGTGAAACAATCACTACAGGCTCCAAAAACACCATCATTGGCACATACAACGGCAACCAAGGCGGCCTAGACATTCGCACATCAAGCAACTACATTGTGCTGTCTGATGGGGATGGGAATCCACGGTATTACAATGCCAATGGGGCGTCCAATGTTTTTATAGGCGAAACTGGTAATTTTGTAGACGCTAGTTACAACAGGGGCACTGGTTCTCAGGTTTATACAGACTTTAGAGTTGGATGGACATCTGCCTCCAGCCCCGGTACTCAAACAGGCTATATTTCAACCAATGGGACAGTTACAGTTTACAACACAACATCTGATTACAGATTAAAAACTGTTGTTGGTGCTGTTACAGGTCAAGGCACACGAATTGATGCACTTGAGCCTATTGAGTACACATGGAATTCAAACGGCTCACGCACTCGTGGATTCTTGGCTCACAAATTTCAAGAAGTTTATGCAGACAGCGTATCAGGAACAAAAGACGCTGTAGACGCAGATGGCAAGCCCGTATACCAAGCAATGCAAGCGGCTACATCTGAAGTCATTGCAGACCTTGTTGCTGAAATTCAATCACTCCGTAAACGCCTCACGGCACTAGAGCAAGCATGACCACCTTTACTACCACCATCACGGCTATGTACACAGTGCAGCAGCCCGACCCCAACTATGTGGTTAATGCCATCTGGAAAGTCACTGGCGTGGACGGACAGTACACTGCTGACATTGATGGCAACACTGTGTTTGACAGCCAGCAACAGTCGGCTTTCATTCCCTATGACCAACTGACGGAAGCCACGGTAATCGGCTGGATTCCTGAATCTCCGATTACAAGCGCACAGCAATGCGTTCAAGGTCAGATCGACAGCATGATTACCCCGCCTGTCAGCCCATCAAACACGCCACTGCCTTGGAATAACCCATGACCACCATATCCAAAGGTGTAGCCACATATCCGTTTAACTGGCAAAATACCCCCATTCAGGAGCTTTAAATGTCCAGCACGTACTCAACGCTTAAATTTGAATTGATTGCCACAGGCGAGCAGTCCGGCCTGTGGGGGGCGACTACCGACATCAACATTGGTACAGCCATCCAACAAGCCATCGTGGGTATGGCTACGCTTACCTCTGCGGACTTCCCGGCCAACGTGGCAGCACTTACCGCAGCCGACACCAACGCAGCGCAGAATTTCCGGGCACTGTGTTTAAACATCTCAGCGGGCTCGGTATCCGCAGCAGGCACAATCACTGTCCCCGCCATTCAGAAACCCTACATCGTCATTAACGGATCATCCTACGACATCACGGTCAAAGTTTCCGGTCAGACAGGCGTTGTAGTCCCCACTGGTAAACGCTCAATCGTTTACAACAATGGCACGGACGTAGGTCAGCAGATTGATTTTCTTACAGGGTTAACCCTTGGCACAGCCTTGGCTGTAACCTCTGGCGGTACTGGATCAACTACGGCTTCTGGCGCTCGGACAAACTTTGGCGCAACTACGCTGGGCGGCAACCTATTCACAATCACCAACCCCAGCGCGATAACGTTTCCTCAGTTTAATGCAGACAACACCGTCTCATCGCTGTCTGCTTCAGCTTTCCGCACAGCTATTGGCGCGGGTACGGTTACATCGGTTGGTGGTACGGGGACCATCAACGGTATTACTTTGACTGGCACGGTCACAAGCACAGGCAACTTGACCCTTGGCGGCGCACTGAGTGGCGTGAGTTTGACAACACAGGTATCTGGAACTCTACCGATTGCAAATGGCGGAACGGGGACAACATCAACGACGTTTGCAAACTTGACAACCAACGTGACAGGAATTCTTCCTGCCGCCAACGGCGGAACTGGAAACGTCAACGGCACTGTTGCAAAACTGCAAACAACCAACTTTAATATCCAAGAGTCTGGCGGCAAGCTGTACTTTTACTATGGCGCAACCGCAATTGCATCAATGGACAGCAGTGGCAACTTTATTGCTCTAGCTAATGTCACTGCCTACGGCACACCGTAAGGATTCACCATGACGATGAATTCAACTGGACAAATCAGCCTTGGCGGGTCAACCGCTGGGCAGTCCATTAACTTGGAGATTTTGCAATCAGCCACAGCATCGGTGTCTTTGAACACTTCGGCTGTCCGTGCGCTTGCTGCCATCCCAACAGGGGCCATCAGCATAAGCAGTGTGTACGGTAAGACTTATACCCGGTACGGAACAGCCACAGGTTCATTTAATGCCCCTGCAGCAACTGTAACATTTACAATTGTTGGCGGCCAACCTTTTGCTCAGTTTTACATTTATTTGTACAACACAACCTCCGGTCAACCATACCCCGGATATGTTGGCTTAAACCCACCAATTAACGATTCAGTTGGTACATTGGACGCCAGTGGAAATTGGAGCAACACTTTTATTCTTTCCCGTTATGACCCGTACTGGTATCAGGGTTACAACGTGCCCGGCCCATACACAAATTATTTTTATGTGTACCAAGGCGCAACGGGGCAAACATTTTCAACCACGCCATACCCTGCGGGAACACGTATTGCAACGCTGGCAATTTCATCATGACCACTTTAACTTACACCTACCAAGTGACCAGCTACGACGCTGGCACACAGATTGCCACGACCGTTTACACGCCAAGCATTGACACCTTGCCAACTATTACCCTTCCGGTGACCATCACGCCAGAAATGGATACAACAGAAATGCAAGTTGTTATTGCACAACAAGCGCCTTACCCAACATGGTGGGTAATTGACCCCTCAACCAAGCCGCCCTCAACTTCTTCTGCTTGGCAACTTATCCCAGCTTAATAACCCAGCCCAACTCCGGGGAAAAGGGGGTGCTGGCAGACCATCCTTTGGGTTAATGTCTGCCCCAGATTGAAAGCCCAGCATGGACTTCGTTGTTGTAATAATGCTGATGGCAAACCCCGAATACGTGTGTATTCGTTGGGCATGGACAGGGGATGTGTATCACAGGATCGTGTGGTGTCTTGAGTGGAAAAGGGTTGAGAAAAAATGATTGACCCAATTACTATCGGTGCGGCGTTTGCAATAGCCAAGAGCACGATTGCCGGGGTCAAAGAAGCTATTCAGCTTGGTAAAGACATTCAGGAATGTTCTGGTGACATTCTTAAGTTTTTTGAGCATAGAGATACTGTAGCAAAAGCGGCGTTGCTGGAAAAGAAAAAACCCGGTTCAGAGCTTACGCAAGCTGCTAGTGCAGTATTTCAAGTTCGGGCGCTACGCCAAGCTGAGAAACAATTGAAAGAACAGTTGATTTACTCTGGTAACGGGGATGTGTGGGAAGCAATCCAAGCTGAGTACAACATGATTGTTGCCAACAGAAAACGGGAAGAACGTGCGGCAGAAGCAAAGGCCAAACTGAAGCGAGAGAACTTGGCAGAGACGGCAAACATCCTCATAATTGGGTTTGTTTCTATTCTTGCCGCAGGATTTATCGGATGGGGAACTCTTGAATTTATCATGTACAAACTAAGGAATTGATATGAATTGGACAGATGTAATGAAGGCAATCATCCCGATTGTCGTTGCCTCTCTGGCATGGCTTTTGGGTGAGGTGTCCTCTTTCAATACCCGTCTAACCAAGATTGAAGGTTCCATGCCTGCGCTGATTACAAGCCAAGGTGTCCCTACTGACAGCCCGTTGTCGGCTGAAGCGCGACACAAGCTCAAGGAAGAAATTTACAAAGAGATCAACACCCTACACGTCAAAGTAACTCTGCTCGAAGAGCGTCAGAAAGGAAGATGATATGGATTGGTTAAAAACTATTGCGCCCACCATCGCTACGGCGCTGGGCGGCCCTCTTGCTGGACTAGCAATTGAAGCTGTCAGTAAAGCCATCGGGATCGACCCCAAGGACGTTCAGTCCACAATCAGCGAGGGTAAATTAAGCGCAGATCAGATCATGCTCTTGAAGCAAGCTGAAGTGGCTATGGCCGCAAGAGCGCAAGAAATGGGTCTGGATTTTGCCAAACTCAATGTTGAGGACCGCAAGTCTGCTCGTGAGATGCAAGCTGAGACACGCTCGTACATCCCTGCTGTTCTGGCTGTGTCGGTCACCATTGGATTCTTTGGCATCCTGATTGGCATGATGACGGAAACGTTTAAAGCATCCGACGCTTTGATGTTAATGCTTGGCTCCCTCGGTACGGCTTGGACGGGAATCATTGCGTTTTACTTTGGTTCGTCCGCTGGCTCACAAGCTAAAGACGACTTACTCCACCAATCTACGCCCACAAAATGAACTTACTTCCACTAGCCTTGTTGTGCCCTCTTCTGGCTATGGCCGAGCCAGTGGGCGTGGTTTATAACGCAGTCATCAATCGGGTAATTGACGGCGACACTGTAGTGGTTCAAGCCCCCTACTTGCCCAAGCCGCTCAAACCTGAGATTGCGGTACGTATATACGGTGTAGATACACCCGAAAAGGGCTTCCGGGCCAAGTGTCCTGAAGAAGATGCCCGTGGCCATGCAGCTAC